ATGTTATTCCTCAATGGTATAAAGATGCCGATAGATTTGCAAAAAATCCAATTAACAATGAATACTACAATGCACCAAAACAAACTTGCCCCTTCCCAAAAGAAGGTACAGTAGATGATTATGGAAAGATTCCTACATGGAAAGCATGTCCTGCAATCATGGATGCATTTTCAACTGGATATGTTTTTAAAACTCCTTGCGATTTAATATTTTCTAAAAACGCACAAGGAGTTATTGGTGTAAAGATTGAAGATAGTAGATATCAAGATTTCTGTACTCAAAGACCACCGATGCCACAGTTTGAGCATCCAAAAGGATTCTATGAGCACCATTTTGCTTGGTCTTCTGATTGGGGGCTAGAGTTACCAGAAGGATATAGTGCTTTGTTTATGACACCAATGAATAGATTTGATCTGCCATTTTTAAACACAACAGGAATTGTTGACTCAGATAAGGTTCATTTGCTTGGAAGCTTTCCATTCTTTATTGCAGAAGGTTGGGAAGGAACAATTCCAGCAGGCACTCCATACCTACAAGTCTTACCATTTAAAAGAGAAAACTGGAAAAGTGAAGTAGAAATATTAGGACAGGCTGAGATTTATGATAAAATGTTTAACAACATGAAGTTTTATAGACAGCCTGATGGCGGGGTATATAAAAATAAAGTTTGGTCAAGAAGAGAATACAAATAAGGAGAATAAAATGGAAACATGGACAGAAAAAATAGACCTTGGTGATGGAATCTTTTGTTACAAGGGTGTAATTAAAAAAGAAATTGATGTAATAAAAAGACTTGAAGATAATCTTAAGCCAGAAGGAGATACTACTGGGTACAGCTGGCAACCTGCGTATGTAGGATACAAACAACTAATGCCAGACTATAGAGATTGTAATGATTTTAAGTTTAAGAAAACAGATATTGAAAATGATAAAAGTCAAGTTAGTTTAAACCTTCAGTCGCTTTGGCAAGATCTTTATGATGTAAAATTACCAGCAGTAGAAGATTATTGCAGAATGTATAATATTCATAATTTAAAATATTGGGAAGCTTTTAATTTTATTAAATATGGTCAAGGTCAACACTTTATGGAACATCACGATCATGGGTTTTCTTATAATTGTACTGTTTCTTTAGTTTCATATGTTAATGATGATTATGAGGGCGGAGAACTTTTCTTTAGACTACAGAACCTAAAAGTCAAAGCAGAGGCTGGGGATTTATTTATTTTCCCATCAAACTTTATGTATCCACATCAAGCCATGCCAGTAACTTCTGGAACTAAATACTCTATTGTAACAATGCTTGATTACAGTAAAAAGTTTCATACTCCAGAAATGTATAGTGCAGAGGCAGACTAATGTTTAATATCTCAGTTGAAAAAACACAAGGAGCTTTGTTTGATATTAAGCCCATGTCAATTAAAAGAGATTGGATGGATGTAACATCAGAAGGCCATGCCTATAGATGTTTTCCAGTAACCCAGTCAAACGTAATTGGCTGGAGCCTTTCTTGTGTAGAGGATATTGAGTTTATTTGGGATGGAGTTAATGATCAAACCCCAGATCGTATTGAAATATTTAGCCCATCAGGAGCATATTCTGGAAGAGGTCAATCCTCTATAAGCTTAAATACGGGTTTAGTTTTTAGAACAGACAAAGATGTAAGTATTTTTACTATTAATCCAGTAAATTATTTTAGTGATGAGTTTGAAACAATGTCATCATTAATGAGCACCTCTTTTTATGACAATCCTCTGCCTTTAGCTATTAAGGCAAAGGTAGCAAACAAGAGAGTAGTTATCAAAGCTGGAACCCCAGTTGCTACAATAATTCCTATATCTTTGTCAAATTTAAACGGTACAAATATTGAAATTGTTAACTACCAAGATGATGATAGAAAAAGACTAGATGCAAATCTTTCTTACGGGTCTGCTGCACAAGAAATAAACAAAGTCGGGAAATGGACTGACTGGTATAGAGATGCGGTAAATGAAAACAAAGAGTCTAAAGGTTCTCATGAGGTAAAAACATTAAAACTAAGCGTAACAGATAATACGAAGGGTGATATAATATAAATATGGAACAAAACAAAGACTCATACACAGTAGTTAAAAGAACACCGTCTATAACTCCATCTGGGTGGTTTGGAGATAGCAAAGACATGATTGTTGAGCTAGAAAATTTTATGACTTCAGAAGAAATAGAGTTTCTTGAAAAAGCTGCAAAGTCTTTAACAATTTGGGATGTAACCGAAAGCCATGTAAATGAAAATGGAACTGTTACCTATGATTCAGACTATTGGAAGGATAGAGTTGCAACTCAGCCAACCTTAGACAAGAATGATCCTAAAATATCACCAATAGTTGCTGGCCTATTTCAAAGATTAAAACCAATTGTTGAAGAGTTTTATAAGGTTGAAGTTCATCCAACTGGGACAACTATTGTTAAATGGCTTCCTGGACAATTTCAAAAACCTCATGCAGATAAAGAACTTCATGAAGGACCAGATGCTGGAACTCCAAATGACTTTCCTAACTATGATCTTTCTAGTTTGTTTTATTTAAATGACGACTACGAAGGTGGAGAGTTATACTTCCCACTACAAGGTGTGCAGTTTAAACCTAAAAAGGGTGCTGCTTATTTTTTCCCAGGAGATAAAAATTATATTCATGGAGTAACTGAAATTAAAAGTGGTTTAAGATTTACATGCCCATTTTTTTGGGAGATTACAAAACATACAGGAGATAGGCAACCATAATGAACCTAAGTAATAAATCCAGAATAACAAAAAACATAGTGGTTTATAAAGATTTTATAAGCAAAGAAGATTGCAAAAAAATGATTCAAGCCTTAGATGCTCAAGCAGCCAATGGTGCAATCTCTTGGATGCCTATTTCTTTTTATGAGTCATACTCCTCTGTCCTTCCACAAGATAATGATCAAGAGTTGCTTGATGCTGAACTATCTCCAACTATATTTTCAGATATTGAAAAAACAATGCCAGAAGCAATTGCTTCAGTCCACGACCTTGATCCAAAAACAATTTCTAAGATTGGATATCACACACAAAAGTGGGAGCCAGGAGCATACGCAAGAATACACTCAGACAACACAGATGCTGAAGGAAAGTCAGGCGCATTTACAAGAAGCCGCTATGCAGGATTCCTATATCTCAATGATGATTTTGAAGGTGGACTGCTTAAGTTTCCAGATCAAAATATAGAGATTAAACCAGAAGTCGGAATGCTTGCCGTATTTGACGGGGGATTTAACAACATGCACGAAGTATCCCTAATAGAAAGTGGAGTAAGGTACACCATTGGATCTTTCTGGGATGATAGAGAAGAGTCTGATTATCCACAAGAACTAAGAGATGCTTGGGCTGAAGAAATGAAAGCAACCAGAGCACAACAAGAAATTGAAAGAGCCGAATGGCAAGATCTTCTAAAGCAAGGTTGGAAGATAGATGCTAATGGAAATAAATACAAGGTGGAAGATTTAGAAAAAAATGTCTAATTTTCTAACAAACATATTAAAAGAAAATAACTTTCAAATTGAGGAAGTTACTAATGACATTGTATTAGTTAAAGATTTTTTTTCTAAAGATGAACTAGATCAAGTTTTTAAAATTATAGATTCAACCCCAAATGAAGAATGGTTTATAGAATATCATGCTAATCTAAAAGGCTTTTGTATGCAAAAATTTGGCAGAGACGATGTTGATAATTTAGTTGCTGAAGGCAAATTTGAAATAACTCAAAACTGGCAAGATAAAAATTTAAACATAGCACGATATCCTTTTCAAAAAGATTTGTTTAATAGACTAAATGATTTGGTTCAAGCAGTTGATAACACAATAGAATTAAGTGGTTTTGCAACAATTCAAAGAATGCAGGAAGGCGTTGAGTTAAAAGCTCATACAGACCAGGATACAGATCCGTCAATTAGATATGCTGCAATTTTGTATTTAAATGATGACTATGTTGACGGAGAATTATTTTTTCCAATTAATGGCTTAGAGCTTAAACCAGAATCTGGAACAATGCTTATTTTCCCAGGGAACGCAGAATATAATCATGGAGTCAAACATGTAGGTCCTGGCCCAATTAGATACGTACTGGTTGGATTTATTAAATCC